ATATGGCTAAGTTTCCCTAGCTGTCTGCTCCATCTCTCCCCCTTTAATCCCAAAGGCACCTCCCTAAACAGGGCGAAAGCCCTGTTTCTTGTTTATAACTCTGTCAAAAACTTTGTCAATATCTTGACAAAAACTCTCAAATGATATATAATTACACTAAAGCTGGACAACTATCCACCATAGGATAGCCCAGCGATTTATCGGGACCTTACCCGTAATGTGGTAAGACAATCCCAAAGGGGTTGGTAAGTTCTGTTAAATCGCTGTGTTAAACAAAAACTAAAAACAAAAAGGAGGCTATCCTATGGCTAATTTCATTGATACCGCATTTGTAAAGATATTTCACGACAATATTATAATGGCACTTCAGCAGAAGGGTTCAAGGTTAAGACAGTATGTATTGAATGACACTCTCAAAGGCGAGCAGATGTTTTATGATGTCCTTGATAAGGACGATGATATTACAACGCTTGTTGACGATAATACTTCTGTTAACACAAGACACCCTGATACAGTTATAACTGACCCAACATGGAACAGAAGAATGGTATCAGGTGAGTTCTTAACGAAAGCATACTTGATTGAGCAGAAAGACAGAGTTAGAATGCTTGCCGACCCAACGGACAGATATGTTCAGAATATTGCCTATGCAATGGGTAGAAAGATTGATAAACTTATTCTCAACGCCGCAACAGGAACAGCTTATACAGGTAAAGATGGCACGGTTGCAGTAGATTTGCCATCGACACAGGTTATTGCACATAATAGCGAAGGTTTAACATTTGAAAAACTTATGCAGGCAAAAGAGATACTTGATAGTGCTGATGTTGACCCAGATGAGCCAAGATACATTGTTTTGCCAGCAAGACAGGTATTTAAACTGCTTGATGACCTTGCAAACACTAACTTAACAAGAGACGCAGAAACAGTTAGAGCAATAGCTCAAGGCGGCATTGATACTTATATGGGCTTTAAGTTTATTATGACTAACCTTACAAATACTGAAGATGACAATGGAACAACCGTTGATGATGTAATATGCTTTACAAAAGAAGGCATATTGCTTGCAATCAACAAGGAGACACAGGCAAGAATAACAGAGAGACCAGATAAAAACTATGCAACACAGATATTCTTCGGTATGTATGTCGGTTCAACAAGACTTGATGAGCAGAGAGTAGTAAAAATACAAGCGGTGCAGTAGTATGACTGCCATTGAGATTGTAAATAGTGCTTTAGCTATGATGGGGGTTAACCCTATCATGGCTTTTACTGATAACACAAAAACAGCACAGATTGTTAATCAGATTTACCCACAGGTTGTAAATTATTGTCTATCACTCCACAATTGGAATTTTGCACTTGATAGAGTAAAACTTCCTAAATTGTCAAATAATCCTAATAGTGATAAATGGAAATATGCTTATCAAGAGCCTGCTAATGTTTTAAAGATTGAAAGTGTTAGAGATGGTAATGATGATTTTGTTGAATATGAAGAGATTGGTAATGTAATTTATACTAATGCTGACACAGTTTATTTGAGATTTGTAAAATATGTTGATGAGAGTTATTATCCGCCTTATTTTATTGAAGTCGTAAAATATAAACTTGCGTCAGAATTGGCACTTCCTATTGTTGGTAATGCTGAATTGTATAAAGCATATCTAACTATGTTTAATAATGCATTGCAGAGTGCAAGAGGTTTAGATAGCCAGAGAGGTAAAATGAAACTGAAATACAATTCTAATTGGTTAGAAGGATTGCAATAAATGGCAGTAATACCTATATCTTTAGACCATTTTAATAACGGTGTTGTTAGTCAAGAAGTTATAGGCAGAATGAAAAGCCAATGGTATTTTGCTTCTTTGCAAAAATGCCAAAATGGTATTATTACGCCTTACGGAACAGTTAGAAAAAGACCGGGCACTTTGTATATAGCAAATATAAACTGCAGTAAAGTTAGATTTTTTCCGTTTGTTTACAATGAAGAGCAAGCATACGCATTGTTATTTTGTTTTGACCATAATAATACTGCTAACGATAATAGGATTTATTTTTTTACTTTAAATAGTTTTATTGTTGACGGTAGTGGCAATCCTTATTATGTGAGTTTGCCAAATGAGTGGAATGATGTTGATGTTAATTCAATAAGATATGTGCAAAAAGAAGATGTAATTTACTTTTTTGCAAAGGGATACCCGCCATTAAAATTGACAAGAATACAAGAGAATGATTGGAATATAGAGACAATAACATTTGAGTTAAAATATATTGTTGCTTATGGTAATGGTTCAACGCCAAAAGCAGAAGGTATTTTGCCTGCAACATTGTTAGAGCCGACAAAGGTTCAATTGACTTTTACTGCCAATGGCACAACGACGACTGTTGTTGATGATGGTAATGGTAATTTTACGAATAGTGCTATTAAAAAAGCAACGATAGATTATAGCACAGGAAGGTTATATGTAGAAGCTAATAACAATTTTGATGTTGATACGCCTATTTATGTTGAGTTTTTAAATCAGGATAGTTTTTATCCTGCAACGGCAACATTTTTTGAAAATAGACTTGTTGTTGGTAATTTACCAAACAACCCAAGAGTTATAATGGGTTCTGTTGTTGGTTCTTATGAAAAATTTGTTTTTGGCACTTATGATAATAATGCTTGGATTTACGAAATATCGTCAGAAAAAAATGATGAGATTGCTTGGATAACAGGTATTGGTAGTTTATTCATAGGCACTATAAACGCAGAATATGTTGCAACGGGTGGTTCAACGGGTATAACGCCTAAATCTATACGAATTATAAAACAGTCAGAGTATGGTTCTGCGTTTATACAGCCTGTGATTGTTGGTAATACGACGATATTTACGCAGTTTTTCAAGACAAGGTTATTTGAATTTACTTATAATTATGAGATACAAGGTTATGTTGGCAGAGATTTAAATTTAATCAATAGAGATATATTGCAAAATAAAGTTAAAGAAGTAGCCGTTGAGTATGAGCCTTATAAAAGAGTTTGGTGCTTGCTTGAAAACGGTAAAATTGCACAATTGACTTATTTAAAATCAGAAGGCGTTTTAGCTTGGCATTCATTTGAAACACAAGGTAATGTAAAAACAATAACAAGCATTCCTGCTATACGCGATAATTTTACACAAGTTTATATGGTTGTTGAAAGAGATGGTAAATTGTATATAGAAAGCACGCAACAACCCACTTGGGATAATTATTTTGATACTGTATTTGTTGATAGTGCAGTAGTTTATAATGGTAATGGAACAGATATAATAAACGGTTTACCGTTTGATGATGGCACGGTTGTTAAAGTTTTAACGGAACAAGGAGTTCACCCTGATTGTGTTGTCAATAATAATTCAATAGCTTTAAATTGGAAAACCACTTATGTTGTTGTTGGTTTAGGTTATGAGTATATTGTTAGAACTATGCCGATTGAAATTGTAAATGATACATACAACACAATAAATAGGCCAAAGGCACTTAAAAATGTAAATTTGTATTTATATAACAGCATTGGCGGTGCGGTTGGTATGAATAATGATTATGAGCTATTATGGAGAACACCACTTGATAATATGGACGAATTATTGCCGTTATATACGGGATTTAAGCATATAGAGATGTTTGACCAGCTAACAACCACAGAAAGAATTTGGTTTGATGTTAAATGCACTGCACCTGTTCCGTTTGATTTGGTAAGTATAAACTTTGATTTGGTTGTAGGAGCTAATGTATGAAATTTGAGATACCAACAAAAAATGATATTATAATTTTTTTAACTAATGCTAAATTAAACAAAGAAGAAAGAGATTTTTTAGCAAAGCAAGATTTGTCAAGTTTTGTGGATAGTCTTATATATGCTGATATGAATTTTATGCAAAGTTATAAAGTTGGTTCAATATTTTTTGGTGTAGAGGGTAATTTTATTGGTGCTCTATTTGGTGCAATACCTGTATTTGACGGAGTGGTTGAATGGTATTCTTATACTGATACCAGAACTTCTAAATATCATTTTGCAAAAGGTATACTAAATTATTTTGATTATTTAATGTCTATACCTAATTTGGTTAGATTGCAGTCAACAGTGTTAGTGAATAATAAAAGAGCTTATAATTTACACAAAAAATTGGGATTTAAAGAAGAAGGAATGATGAGGAAATATGATGGTAAAAATGATTACTATATGATGGCGGTTGTAAAATGAGTGGAGCAGTAAAGACTATAAACACCATAGGTAGTGCAATGACACCATATTTACACCAAGCAAGTAATTTATTGAGATATAAAGAAACTGTAAATACACTGTCAACGAATGACGCACAATATGATTTAGCTAAAGAGAGTTTGCAAACGAGTTTAGCAAATGAATTAAATTTGTTAGGCCAGCAATATTATCAATCTTATGTCCAATTGTCAGACGAAGAAAGACAATTACAAGCACAAACACAAGCATATTTTGGTTCTCGCGGAGTAGAATTATTTGGTTCTGTAATGCAGGATATGTCAGATATTTATAACAAACTTCAAAAGGCAAAAAGCAATTTATATCAAAATTACATAAATACTTATAATGCAATGAGAACGAAGGCTAATTATGAAGCAACAAGATATTCATTACTGCAACACCAGATACATAAATCAAAGAGAAATGCTTTGTGGGATGCAGTTTTAAGTGGTGCTGATATGTTAAATAAAGATTTAAGTTATATAAATTTACATAAGCCTAAAAAAGTAAAAGTGAGGTAATTATGGCAGTAGGTAAAGCACCAACAGTAAATGAGCCGAATAATTTACAAAATATAAATCAGCCAACATATAGACCTGCAAATATACAACCAGATTATACAATATCAAATGATTTAAATGAACTTGCCAATACTTTTAGAAAAATAGATGAGCTAAATACAAAAGTTGATGATTATAATAAACAAACTGAATTATACTCACATCTAAATGATTTGAGTAAAGAAGCTGAATTAAACAAATGGGATGTTGATGAGTATAAAAAGAAAGCAGAGGCTTTAATAAGTAAATATGAATTTTCTGACCCAGATATACGATTGCAAACAGAAAGATATACGAACATACACTTAACAACGACTGCGGCAAGGCTTAAACAATTACAGTTGCAAGATAAGATGAGTAAGGCTATAGCGTCAACACTTGAGCTTGGCGATAAGTTGTTGGAAAATGTAAATGATGTTGATAGCTATAATAACGCTGTTGCGACGATAAATAGCAATATTGATTTGCTTGTCAAGAAAGGATTTTTAAATCCTGTAAGGGCAAAAGAAATAAAAGATAAATATACACAAGATGCTAAAAAGCATTTGATAGTATCTGAAGCGTATAATAATCCTAATCAGTTTTTAAAGGATGTTAAAGCTGGTAAATATGATAGTATATTTACGGATAAAGCAGAAAAAATTGAGTTAATAAAAGCAGTAAAAAATGAGATAAGAAAAAATGAGTTAGAGCAAATAGAACAACGAAAGATTTTATTTGCCAATATGACGCACGAATTATTTAATAGAGTTGTTAATCAAGGAATGTCAATATCTGAAGTTATGAAAAGCACTTCAATACCTGCTGAAGTAAAAAGTGAAGTAATAAGAATGTATAACAATATTACATCTTATGACGAAGACAATATTAAAAATTATTGGGATACTATAGAAAAAATACATACAGGGTATTTTAAAAGCACAGCAGACTTGCACGAATATATCAGGAAGAATAATTTTACAAGGCAACAGATAAATTCTCTTTATAAAGAGTTTGAAACTATACATTTATCACAACAGCAAGGTGGACTTTCTGGTGAGACAAAAATAGAACAAGAGTTATTAAGAAATCCTGTGATTAAAAATTATTATGGTGATTATATAAGCGGTTCTATAAAAAGCATAATGAAATATATACAACCACAAGACGAAATGTTTAAATCTGTTGGTATAGATACTATTAAAAAACCAACGGATTATTTAAAACCAGAAACTTTGGTTGCTAAAGCAAGAGTTGTTTTTGTTAGAAAAATGAGAGATTGTGTAGCTAAATATGGTAATTCTGTTGTTTGTGAAAGAATGGCCGAACAAATAGCAAATGAAAGTGTATCACAGGTAATGTTGCCTGTAGAAAAAAAGCAATTTTATGCAATAAATACAAAAATATTGGATAATACAGTTGTTGATGGTAAATATAAATTATCTGGCGATTTAAAAGATAAAATTGTTGATGATATTTTTAGAAAGATAGTAAACAATGATTATTTTAATAAAACACACGATTACGATTTAACTAAAATTGTTGGTATTACTAATGGTCAATTTGTGCCAATAACATTAAAATTCAAAGATAATAATGGTAATGAAATTAAAATCGGTGCTAAAATTGGGGTTATTGGAAGTTCTTTAGATAGCAAGTTAATGATTAAAATTGATGATAGATTTAAAAAGGCATTTTATCAGAATTTTAAGGATTATTTGAAAGAAAGCAAAAATGATTATAATCTGTTTTAGAGGTGTAAAATGGCTTGGGAATTTGTAGGCATAGATACTAATACAAATAATAATCAACCACAAGGTAATATACAACAGGGTAATATACAACATAAATTCAAATATGTTGGTTTTGATTTTGGTATGCCTGAAGGCGAATTTTTACAACAAGACGAAGAGCCTAATATTTTTAATAAATTTGTTGGTAAAATAA